TTGGTAGTTGTTGTTGTCGCACCGATAGTTGCGTTCTTGTCAATACGTCCGTCAGAACGATACTTCGATAACGCGTTAGGTGATTGTGTGATGAGTTGTGTAACTTCTAAAGCAACATCATCAAAGAGACGTGAGCCGATTGTTTTGTGTCGGAGACCGAACTGTTTTGTTAGTTTCTGAAACAAGATAGTTGGTCGTTCGTTGTTGTTGATTGCCTCAACATCAACGGAAGATAACGGAGATGAAAGTAACTCACCGACAATAGGTTCGTTGCCGTAAGAGTTGTTTTGGAAGTCGTTGTACGAACTATCCTGCCACGCATTACTTTCACCGCGACCGCCGTTAGTAACACGTGTCCATACACGAACATCAGTTGAAGATACTGCGACAACAACGAACTGTCGCAAGTGATTGAGTTGTGGTGTTTGAGTTGTTGTGAGGATTGAATACATAAGTTACTTAGCCCCTTCGATTGTTGTTGCGTTGTTGTTGTTGTTGTTGATTGTTGCGTTTGCGATTAGTGCGAACGCGTTGATTGCGTTTTGTGATTGTGCGTTGCGTTGTTGTGTAACGTGTTTCTTGAACTCGTCAAGAGTCATTAGTTGTTATTCCCTTCGGTTGTAGTTGTTGTTTCTAAAGAAGTTTCGTTGTCGGTGTTATCAACGTATCGAATAGTTAGTGGAACGTTTGCGAACTCTGTTGCGAATAAATAACGGAACGCACCATTGTCGAGTTCAGTTGCGAGAACATTTACAAGTCGTTCAACGTTATCTGTTTTGCGAAATACTGCGACAACGTTTTCAATCATGTCGTAGTTCGCGTTGTAGTTGCGTTGTTGTTTTGTTAGACGTTGTTTTGTTTGAGCCATTTACGTTTTCCCTTCGTAGTTGGATTGTGTAGTTGTTGTTGCTAACTACACATGGAAGGTGACAAGTAGTTGGTAGTTACTTATCACCGACCATGCGTATTTAGTTGTAAAGAAGTTTGATTGTGATACAGAAGAGATAACAACAAGTGCGACGTTATTGCGTTACGACTTACACACGATTGCGTAACGCGGAAGTGCGATTGTTGTTGTGAGTATCAGTAACAAGTTGTTGTTGTTACTCAACAAGTAGTTAGACAAGAAAGTTGTTGTTGATTACAAGTTTCGATTTAGTAAGTTCATCATCTAAAGAAGTTAGTTACACGATTTTAGTTTCACGACTTACACACGATTGCGTGAAAACTTTTTTGAGTAACGTCAATAGAAGTTTTCTTCTTACCTGCCTCAACAACTTCCGTTGGGCTAACTACCTGAGGTGAAGAATACACGACCCCCCACCCCCACGCAACTCGCGTGTCTTACGCGTAAATAGAGAGAGTTTTCGCGTTCATTTATACGTACTCCCTGTTGGCGATTGTTTTGTAAAGGGTTCAACGAAAAAGTTTTCGGGGATAACTAAATACGGCGTTGATTGTAAAAGTGTAAAGAGATAACAATAAGAAGTTTATTTAGTTAGTAATAGAAGATTGAAAGTTATTTAGAAAGTTATTTAGCGTAGTTATTGTCACGACAGCATCTCGGTTCTGGACACTAGACATCTTGGTAGTAAATAACTCTAAAGAAGTTTATTCATAACATAATCAACAACAACGTCAAGTATCTATTACACGTACATCTCGTAACGCACGACCCTACGAAAAAATAATCGGGGAACGTCAGATTGTTATTGAATAACAATAGATAGAAGATAGATAGATAAGAGATAGATACATGCTTTCGCATAGCGATTAGTAAAGAGATTACGTAGTAATAAACAATGATTGTTGTATGCGTTTAGTAATGACGATTGGTAGATACATAACTAAATAACTATCTGATAATAGTGACGGACAATGCTTGTAGGTCTGGTGGTAGTCACACAACAACATGAATAAAAAACACAGTAGCCAATGCTTGCTATCAACGTTGCTATCAACGCACTAATAACAATAATAAATAAACATAGATAGAACACATACAAGTTGTTTCATAAACAGATTGCTAAAGAACAACGCTGATAGCCCCCCACCCTTAGAAAATCGCTGTAAAACCCACCGCCAGATGTAAGACACGGTTGAAGGTTTGAATCCTAGGCAGTAGCCGAAAGTAGTGATAAATTGCGGGGGTGAAGACGGTTACTTTGACTAAAGAGGAAGTAGCCATCTGTGCTGATATGGGCCTACATCGATGGTTGATGAAATTCGGGTCAGAGGATAGGGCTAATTATGCGGGGGAGAACAAGCAGTATCTAGAGCCAGAGTTGATGGCTAATGTTCGCTCTATAGTGGCAGAGTACGCGGTAGCCAAGTTATGGAAACTACCTCACGTACTACCGTTCTATCCCAATAGCGAGCACCCATTCCGTAAGGATATACCTGATGTGCTTCCTAACCTAGAGGTCAAGAACATGAGAACCAGGGATGCCGTACCACTGTTTCCTAAGGATATAAGACCAGGGATGCTCCTGGTGGGCACTCGTGTATTAGATGACGACTACTTCAGTCAGGTGCAGGTCTACGGCTGGATACCTGTGGAGCAGTGTCAGCGAGATGACTGGTGGTCTGTCGAGATGGGTGGCAAGCGGCTCTGTTGGCGTGTGCCCACAGATGTCTTTATAGATAACGAGCCATCCACGACTAGCGTTACGTAGTACTTCTTAGGCAGTAGCCTTCTGCCATGATGAATCCCAAGATACTAGCAAGGATGAACAAGATGAATGAACTCCCTTTAGCAAAAGAGCAGTCCTGTGGCTGTGGTGGATGTACCTGCGAGCGTGGCGAGGTGAAGCCCATACTTCATAAGCATTTGTTGATTAATGCCAAAGTAACCTCCCCGATGCGGTCCGAGGAAGAGGCCATCGGCTTCTTGAAGCGTTTAGTTGAGAACATCGATATGAAGATTATCAAGGGGCCGTTTGCCAGTTATGTAGATAAGCCAGGTAACCGTGGTCTAACTGCAATCGTAATGATTGAGACCAGCCACATCGCCTTCCACATCTGGGATGAGAAGGACCCTGCTCTAGTTCAGTTCGACCTGTACACCTGTGGTTCTTTAGATGTTGACCAAGTGCTGGCTCTTTTCAACGAGACCTTCCAGGTTGTAGATTTGGACTACCTACACCTAGATAGAGAGAATGGTTTCGTAGTTCAATGATTAAGACCAAGCAGTTCGATGTTTCTCAGCATCAGCAAAAGATGTCTGCAGTTAAGAAGCAAAAGCATCTCAACGACTTCCACGAGAACCCACCTAAGGATTACTACGAGAAGCGATTGAAGGCCAAGAAGCCTCCCTTTATTATGCAGCCAAGTGCTGAGGAGTTAGAAGAAATCCTTCGCATTGAGGACGAACTCTGGAACTCTTAGCCCGATAATTGGGCTGTGAGTGAAGAAGTAAGAAAGCCCAAGTCCTGCCCTAAGTGTGGGCATTTCATCCTGTTCGGCGTTTGCGAGGTCGACTCGTGCAACTGTATTTGTGAGGTTACACGCTAGACTGTCTACATGAATCTGGCCTACCAACTCTTTCACATAGACGGTGTATCTCACGAACGTGACGAGAACGCTAAAGCAATCCACTCTTCTTTAGAACTTCCAAACCTTGGTTCCCCAACTAAAAACAGTACAGAATCCTGCCCACTGTATTTTTCAAAACAATTCAAACCAGGTGAAGTTGGCTTATGGCACTCCACCTTCGTTGCGCTTAATGCGTTTATCGAATCCGACTACGACGCATTGTTGATACTTGAAGATGACATCACCTTCGACTCTGGGTTTTTAGAGAAGACCAAGCAGTACTTAGACAGACTTCCTATGTTCTGGGATTTCTTCTACCAATACGTTCATCCATGGCAAGGCGCAAATAACTACAAGAAGAGTTACGACATCGGTGATACACAGATATGCAGGTCCTATCAGGTCTGGTCCAACGCATGCTTCTGGGTTTCAAAAAAAGGTGCGGAGCGTTTACTTGAGGCAGTAGCCCTTTATCCAATTGATGAAGCAGTCGATTGGTACATCCTCAAAAGAGGAATGACACGTGACTGGGATGTTTACACTCTAAAGCCAGGTGTTCCGATGTATTGCAACATCGGCGGGTTCGATACGACTATTCAGAACGGTTAGGGTCATCTACTGGGCAAGGAACCGTAACTTTTGCCCCACATTCGTAACACGAAGCGTCTGTGCCCCACCAAGCGATGTTGTAGTCAGCAAACCCTGCTGCAACGCTAAATGTGGTGCTTCCGCAGACAGGGCACTCGTGAGTTGGTATCCCACGAAAATCGATGCCGTCTAAACCTTCCATAGCCAGATACTAGACCCAGAACTACATCCGTGTTATTGTCAACACACTCTATTTGCAAAGGAGATGAACGTGCCAAGAAAAGTCTTCACGTTTGAAGCAAAAACAGTTCTTAACAAGGAGAAGGGTGGCGGTTGGTTAGCCACAACAATCATTAAGAACGACCAAGACGATAACGAGACCGTCTCAGTTACCGCTTGGAAGAACGCCTCTGCCTCTAAGAAGTGGCTCAAAGCCCAGGCAGCAGCAAAGACACCTCGTAAGAGTGTGAAGTTAGTAGCAGGGCCAGAAACGGACGATAAGGGCAAACCAGCCCGTTTCTACGGGTCTTTTACATACAGAGACCCTAAGTAGACCCTTTCTAAGTTGGGGGATGGGAAGTAGAATTACTCATCCCCCAACTTTAAGGACCTACTGTGACGACGATTATTGGAATCCAGCAGAAAGATAAATGCGTTATCTACTGCGATAATCAAACAACAGATGGTCAAGGACGCAAGTTTCATCATCCCCAAATGTCTAAAGTTTCTAGACGTGGGGATTTTTTAATTGCTGGTGCAGGTGAAGCGTTTCCTTGCGATGTAGCACAGCACATCTGGAATCCTCCTTCTCCTACTGAAAGAGACATTAAAGACCTCTATCACTTCATGATTGCAAAAGCAGTGCCTTCTCTCCGTCAATGTCTGACTGATAACGGCTTTGACTTCAAAGAAGAGAGTTCTGATGGCGAATACCGTTTCCAGTTTTTACTTGCTGTAGGTGGAACGCTATTTGCCGTTGAAGACGACCTGTCGGTCGGTATAAGAGCCGATGGCATCTATGGTGTAGGGAATGGTGCAAAGTATGCTGTCGGGGCTATATTGGCTGGTGCAGCCCCTTTGAAGGCTATGAAGATAGCCGAATCTCAAGATGCTTGGACTTCTGGACCTTTTTCTAAGAAAGAGCAGTACAAGTACGCATAAGTACTTTATTCTTTGACCATGGCTAAAAGAGTTAATGCAACCGAAGCAATCGAAAAAATCTCACGCCGTGAAGCGTTTGTAAGTCACGGTGCTATCTCTGCACGAGGACACACTGGTCCTGGTGACCACCTGCTATTTGGTAGAGCACGTGAAGGCTCTGCTGCTGGCAATGTGTTTAAGAACGTACACGACGCTGATTATGTTGTTATGTCTTATCAAACACCGATTGGTGTACACAGTCCTACACACGGTTGGGTAATCCCAGACGTTAAGTATTCGACATCAACATCAAAGCACCAAACCTACACACGCAGAGGAGCAGAAGCATCTGGTCGTCCTGTTGTTAAAGACACTGGACCAAAGCCAAGTGCCTAAGAAAGACAAGTCCTTGGGCAAAGGTGCTCCAGGTAATTACAAACTGAATCAAAAAACCGTAGTATTTAATGACCGTCGCACAAATCGGATGAGAGATAAAAGTACAGCACGACGATTAGCGATTAAGGAGTCATTCGAAAGTGAAAAACGTTAAGAAGTTATTAGTTGCTGGCATGGCTAGTGTTCTCTTGTTTTCACTTACAGGATGCAAAGACCTAGAGCGTTATCGTTATCCATGCCAGGACCCAGCAAACTGGAAGAACGCAGAGTGCAATCCTCCTATTTGTGAGGCCACATTGACGTGTACCTCAGATATACTGAAGAACATCACACAAGACGGAACCACAACAACCACAGAAAGCGGTCAATCAAATGGCTAAAGACAGAATGTCACCAGCAGACTTAGATGCTCGTCTGAAGTTTATCTTGGGCATCACGCTAGGAGCGATTCTCCTATTTACAGCATTGGGAATCCTTTACGGACTTCTCTTCGTATCGCAGCCAATCGGAGCACAGTCAGAGAATGACAAGATGTTCTTCAATGTATTGGGAAGCGTTGCAACATTTATTACAGGAACTCTTGCTGGTCTTTTAATTGGTCAGTCTGGTGCTAAGGACATTATGTCTGCACAACTAGCCAACAAAGAGATGGACGCTAAGAACACCCTGGCAGACAAGAAACTTGAAGCAGAGATTGACGCTACAGCAGCACGTCTTGCTGCAAAGCCAAATGGACAGATGCCAGAAGAACAACCAGTAGACACTGATTGGGATAAGGAAGACTAATGGCAGAGCAAGGAACAGCAGCACGTCTTATTGAAGTCGCTAAAGGCGAACTAGGGACTATTGAAGGTCCTAAAGACAACGAAACGAAGTACGGTGCTTTCACCAAGGCTAACTTCCAGCCTTGGTGTGGCTCCTTCGTTATGTGGTGTGCAAATGAAGCGGGAGTAAAAGTTCCTAACACTGTGTACACACCTGGTGGTGCAGCAGCATTTAAGAAGGCTGGTGCATGGATTGATGGAGACATCGCAGACCCAGAACCAGGTGACATCGCCTATTTTGATTTTCCAGCAGACGGTGTCGATAGAATTTCTCACGTAGGAATTGTTATCAAAGACAACGAAGATGGAACTGTTTGGTGTATTGAAGGAAACACTTCTTCAAAGAAATCTGGAAGCCAAAGAAATGGTGGAGAAGTTTGCAAACAACTTCGTGCCTATAAGAAGAACAAGGCTGGCGTAATGATTTCTATTGTTGGTTTTGGTCGCCCTAAGTTCAAAGGAGCCGCTAAAGCATCTGCACCAGCAGCATCTTCAGAACCTGTTCAACTCTGTAACTGCTGCGGTCAAGCCATAAAGAAGTAATCGTGACCCTGCCTAGCAAAAAGAAAAAGGTTTACGGACCTTACAAAGGCTCAAAGCAAAACGGTGGTCGCAAGATTATGGTTGAGTACGACCCTAAGTCTCAAAAGACCACGTCTACTAATTCAGCCCGCCACAAAAAAGAAAAGTCTCTAGGCAGGAAGTTATCGAAGAAAGAACACGTTGACCATAAGGACAACAACAAACATAACGAGTCTTCCTCTAACCTAAAGGTAATGTCAGCCAAGAAGAACATAGGCAAGGGAAACAAGAACAGGTAGGTAGCCATGAACGCTAATGACCGTTGCGACCGTTGCTCTGCAGCAGCGAAAGTAAGAGCGGTAATGTTGAATGGAGAACTGCTGTTTTGCGGACATCACGCAAAAGAATATGCTTCTAAGATTAAAGAAGTGTCTATTCGTATTGATGACCCTGAGTTCTTACTACATCCATCAATGGCTACAGCATGAGTTCATTAAGTAATAATCAGTTTGCTACAACTGAGGCAGAGATACGTAAGCGTGGGTTGATGAATCCTGACAAAGGATTTGTTGGCAACGGTTATTGGTGGGGCATGTATCCCACTCAAGTTGCTGCCCAGAGTGGATACGGCGGACACATGACTGCATCACAGCCTCAAGCAGTTAATCAAGAAGGCGGAACAGCATCAGTATCAGACCCATCAGGTCTTACTGGTATGCCTGTAAATTAACTAAGACCTTAGGCCATCCCCGAAAAGGTACATTCGTACCCGATAGCCTAAGGTCTTAAACTTCTATAGAAGAAGCAAAAGAAGTCTATACCCAAGATTTAGACATATCAAACACCTGTTCGTGTCGCCTTGACGTATCTGATAACAGTGGGTTTATAATCCGCAAATGATTACTAACCCCCGAATGTTAGTGGCTCTGCCTCTATTAACTCTTGCACTTACTGGATGCTCTGTAAACGCACCTGTAACTAATGACATCCACGACAACTATGTGGAAATACCAAACGCAACAATCAACACACCTGAGTGGAAGTTGCCAAACATAGAGTCAAATCAAAATCCAACTCCAGTTAATCCACTTCCGTCTACTGACCCTAATGGACAACAAGACACACCTGATTCATGGGGCGATGATGATGTTGACCCAGATTTAAATATTGAACCACCATTACCTTCACCATCGTTTAGCCCACCAAATACGTAACGTGTTGCAATAATTACTACGTGAACGGACCGAACGCCAACATATCAAGCGTTCAAATGAAATCGGTAGAAAAGCCATCTATTATCTCGTGGTCAAGTCCAGGCAAAGGTGTACGGGGAGAATCCATTAACAGTGGAAAATCTTTCCCAATGATTATTAATCGGAACTGGGTCCCTCAAAAGAACTAACGAGAGGCGTTCCGTAATTGCTACCGAAAGCAATTAAACAATTTTTTGCTGTTCTCTTACTTGCTTTCGTTTACACGATTATGCGAACAGAGACTACTTACGCCGAAGAGTCGACAACTCCGCCTCCAAGTAATCAAGGCGAGACTTCACAGGGCGAAGCATCGCCTTCACCAACACCCAGTCCAGAGCCAACCCCAATCCCAAGCCAAACAGAAACCACAACATCTGCTCCATCGCCTACTCCTTCCACAACCACTTCGAATTCAAGCGGTCAAGGTCAGACTCTTGAGCCATCACCTTCGCCTTCGACCACTTCAACTCCTGAGCCAACTCCAAGTTCTTCACCCGCTCCTGAGCCAACAGTGACTGCAGAACCTTCACCTGCGACTTCAACGGCTCCCGTGTCCACACCGTCCCCAGAACAATCCCCGTCCCCAAGCACAACAGAGTCCACGCCCACTCCTGCCAGTTCTGAAAGTCCATCAGTCACCTCCGTTAATAACAAAATCGAGTCCGCAAATGTAACAACAACACAGGCTCAACAAGACTTAAATAGTGCCACAACTAATCTTCCAACACCAGTATCTTCAGATACGACTGTCGTAACCGCAGTTACAAATGCTCAAGCAAGAATTGAAGAGGCTCAAACAGCAATTGTGGCAGCCGTTGCTGCTTCTGATTCAGCCGTTGTTGCTGTAGCAATTGCAGAGACTGCTGCTGCAACAACAGCCACTGCTCAAAACGCAGTAGACACTCAAACAGCCGTAGTAATTACAGCGACTGCTGAAGTTGCTGCTCGTCAAGAAGATGTTCAACAAGCCACCACTGCTGTTCAGGCTCAACAAACCGTGGTTACTCAAGAAACAAACGAACTAACTACTCTCCAAAATACGCCTTCAGATACCAAGACCTACACTACCGAAGGGTATGTAGCACCTGTTGCTCCAGAGACTCCAACAGTCACTACAACAACTCTTCCTGCCATGTGGGATGCAGCAACCAAAATACAAACGCCTTTTGACATTAAAATGGGCGATACCGTTTATGAAGGACAAGGCACTAATAGCCAAATCTACGTAACTTCAAAAGCAACTATTACTTTTGGTACTGGTGACTATAACTGGTGGGATTTCCCAGCAGGTGCTCATATCTCTGTTTACGCCTCTGATTTTATGAGTGCTGGTCCAGGTGCTTCTATTACCGTAACTACAACCGAAACAACTTTAGCCGTAGATTGGGATTTACACCGATTTGGGGACAACAACGGCCCTATTACAAACGTTAACTGGACAATGACTGTTAACCCTACAACTGGGGAATGGGCAGGTGTTGGAAGTGTTTCTGGGAATACAACCAACCTTTACAACGGACCTCGCATTGGTGTGCGTGAGGCTGCTGGTGAAGCAGTCCAACCGATGACAAACGTAACTAATGAAACCTTAACTGCACAGATAGCAGCCCAAACAGAGGTTGTTGCTACAGAGACTGCGGTATTAACAACTCTTACAGAAGCAAAAACAACTGCGGAGACAAACCTAACAACCGCTCAAACAACCCTTACAACAGAACAAGCAACTCTTACAACAGAACAAGAAACTCTTACAACTGCTCAAGCAGCACAAGTAACTGCAGAAACAAATGCAACTACCGCTTTAGCAGCAGCAGATGCAGCAGCAAACACAGCAGTTCAAAAGGCTAGTGAGGCTACTTCCACAGTGTCTTCAGCCATTGCCGTAATTGCTTCTGTTCAGCAATCCCAAGCCTCTCAGCCCAATCCTGCTCCCACGCCCGTACCAGAGCCATCCCCACAACCAGCCCCAGAACCACAGCCAGAGCCAACCCCAACACCAAACCCAGAACCAACCCCAGAACCAACTCCGACACCTGTTACTCCTGAACCTCAGCCTGAGCCTGAACCAAATCCTGAAGAGCCACCTGTTGACGACCCTGAGACAGAGCCAGAGCCTGAGCAACCTGAGCAACCTGAGGACTCACCCTCCGATAATGAAGAAGAGCCTTCTGACTCAAATCAAACACCTGAAGAACAACCATCAGAAGAACCTACAGACTCAGAAGAGCCATCAACCCCAGAAGAGCCAGAGACAGAGCCCACAACCCCTGAAGAAAACGACGAAACTGACGAGTCTTCTCCCGAACCCCAACCTGAAGAATCAACAGAGCCAGAAACAGACAACCCACAGCAAGAAAATCAGTCGGAAGAAACACAAGATACTCCTAACGTTGAACCTGAACCAGAGCCTACACCCGAAACTGTAATAAGTGAAGCATTGTCAGACGGAAAGTTAACGGCTGAAGAAAAGGCTGTTGTAGCAGAGGCTCTTGTATCTTCGTTAGCACCAGGTGAAGCACTTTCATCTGAAGCAATTAAAGAAGCGGGAATTACATACGAAGATTTACCACCTGCTACACCTGTAGATGTTCGTACTGACGAAAATGGAAATGCTGTCATAATTACTGCTGAAGTTGCTGCAGCATTAGAAGTGTTACAAAATCCCGCAGAACTATTAGGCGCAGTATTTGAAGACCCAGGTCAAGTTCTCCTTGCACTTGGAAGTATCGGTGCAGATATGTCGCCAGAAGAACGTGAAGAAGCCGAGAAGATGGTCGTCGCAACCGTTGTCGCAACTGGTGCAGCACTAAATGCAGTCGGACTTGCAACTGGTGGTAGTGCTCCATCTGCACCTTCAGGTGGGGGTAACTCAGGTGGCGGTGGTGGGCCCACTGGCGAACTTAAAGGCGTTAGGAGACGTAAGCCTTGAAAATATTAAGAGACTTTATTGAACAGTCTTGGACACTACTAGGCATGTTTATTGCCTGGGTGGTGCTTGATGGCTCGGCAAAATCAGTAGTTGGCTGGGCAACCGTAGGAACAATAGTTCTTTGGGGAATTACTTACCCTTTGAGGAACAAAGAAGAGGATTAAACTTTAACTGTGTCTAACTGACACATTTAGGAGATATAAATGAACAAAGCAGCAATTGAATCGTATGCTCGCAACTTGCTAGGCCAAGTAATTGCAGCAGTGATGATTGTTACCCAAACAAGCGGCATTTCAAGCCCACTTGATTTTGGTTCAGGAGAATGGCTACTTGTAGCAAACGCACTTTGGGGCTCACTAATCCCAACAGCACTTCGTTGGGCTAATAAGAAAGACCCAGCATTTGGTCGCGTAGCAACAGCAGTAGCAGCAGAAGCAGAAAAGAAACTTGCATCTGCAGCCAAAAAAGCACCAGCAAAAAAAGCAGTTAAGTAAGGACTACACAAGATGGCTCTAGAAACTTGGTCAGTAATTATCGGTATTGTCCTCGGAGGGGGAGCCATCTTGGGTTGGTTTATCAGAAAGTTGAGTATTTTGTTTGGTACATGGCATAAGTTTATGAGAGATTGGGAAGGGGAAGAAGCAGCAATAGGTAGAGACGCTACTCCAGGCGTTATGGAGCGTTTGAATAAACTGGATGGGGAACTATCCAACAACGGGGGTAAGTCCCTAAAAGACACCGTCCAACGTATTGAAAAGCGTCAGGACAGGTTAGAACAGAAGTTGGAAGAGGCTGAAATAGCCCGCCAACAGAACCACATAATTATTCTTGAGGCTATTAAGGCACTTAGCACCAAAAAAACAAAAAGCAGGGGAGAATAAACTCATGGCACTTAATCAAGTTGGCTTTGGAGCACCCCAGGGTGCAGGTAATCCGTTACAGCCTTTAACAGACCTTGTTAACTCGGCTATTGAAAAGCGTAAAGACCGCCGTGCAGAACAAGCAGGTCTTAACAATCGTTTAGAGATGATGGCTGTACAACACGGTCTTCAGACTGCTCGTGATACTAGAAAGCAAGGTCACGAACGTGACATGTTGGGAATGAAACAGTCCCATGCTCTTGAACTACAGTCACGTGGTATGGCTCATGCTGAAAAACAAGGCAAAGCAACTCGTAGTCATGAAAGGTCAATGACTAAGTTAAAGCAAAGCCATGAACTTGCTAAAACCAGTGCAACATTTTCTGGTATTGAACAATTAGGAAAAGGCAAGCGTGTTGGCTCATTTACCATGGGACAAAATGGAGAGATGAGTGTTAATTACAACAAGCCAACTACACGTCGTCGTTCTTCTACAACTCCAGGTCAACCTACTCAAGTAGCACCTACAACTCCGCAACGTTCTACTGCAACTCCAGAAGTTCCAAGCGGAACAACTAAAGTTGCACCAGTAATTCGTGACCCTAAGACAGGACGTGCTACACGAAACCCTGCTTATTCATCAACATCAACCCCTGCTGCTAAAGCAACTCCAAAAGCAGCACGTCGTCCAAGGAGCAAATAATGGCAACAGCAAAAAAGAAACCACTTACAGCAAAGCAAATGAAAATCGCTTCTGTTGCAGGTAACAAGAAAGCAATTGACGCAGCAGACTTCAAAGCACTTCGTAAAGGCAAGAAGAAGCCAAGTGGCAAGTAAAAAGACTTCAAACAAAACTGCTGCTTGGACTCGTAAAGAGGGCAAGAACTCAAAAGGTGGTTTGAACGAAAAGGGACGCAAGTCTTATGAGCGTCAGAATCCTGGTTCTGATTTAAAACCGCCAGTCTCTGCTGCTCAAGCAAAGAAATCAAAGAAGTCCGCTAATCGTCGCAAGTCATTCTGTGCACGTATGGGCGGTATGCCAGGACCAATGGAAAAGAACGGAAAACCAACACGCAAGGCATTAGCCCTACGTAAGTGGGATTGCTAATCTTAAGGAGTACAAATGAAGTGTTCTAACTGCAGTAATGCTGCTGCTTATATTTATCAACCTACAGAGTCGCAGTCCATCCCGTACTGCATACCCTGCATCCCAGCATTTTTACGTCCTCGCATGAAAGCAGGACACCTACCCAAAGCCGATGGCTTTGACGACTATCTTCAAGAAACTATCGCCGCCCTCGCTCCAAAAGATGCAGAACAAGTTGAGTCGCCAAAAGAAGATTCAAAACCCGTAAAGAAGTCTTCGAAAAAAGCATTAGCAGTTGAGCCTGATGCAGAGTGAAAGTTATAAGAAAATTTGCAGTACAGGGACACCCCGTCCCTGACAAGGCTCATCATCCTGTAGGACCCTTTCCTGCTGAGGTTTTAAAACAACCTCAAATGGAAGTAGTAGTCGAACACTCGGACTCCTTGCACGAAGCACTTGACGAATACCGCCTCTTCAGATGTCGCGACTGTGGCGAGGTTCTAGGCAGAGAGAGTCTTAACATTCATGAATGTGAGGAAATAGAAGAATGGCAGTAAACAATAACGGCAATCTTCTTGATACCAAAGGTGAGGTCGCAATCGACTTCGTCTGGGGTAACATGCCGATGCAGCCAAATGATGCTCGTCCAGACGCGTTGGCTAACCGTCTAGACCCAGCACTTGATAACCACATCATCGCTCTTTCAGGATGGAACGGTTATCCACAATACAATCCAAATACCACTGGTGAAGATGTAGCAGGAGCAACTGACTACGTACTTGTCCCAGATGTACGTGGATTTGCAACCGCTCTAGCACAAGATGCTATGAAGGATGCTTCATTGACTGTAACTACAGCCTCTGCAGCAACTAACACCAAGACAGACATCACACGCTTTAACGCTACAAGCACAACGGTTGCTGTCGTATACGCAACAAATGCACACACCAATTACCCAACTGGAACTAAGGTTCAAATCTTCACAGGAACTCCTGCTGGAGAAGCACCTGTAAATCTTCCAGCGTATGCAATTGGTACTTGGACCGTAACAGGTTCGGCAGGTTCTGGTCAGATTACGATTTCAGGTTCAGGATTCACAGTTGCTGATACAACTGGAGTCAATGCAACTGGAACTCTTGCTGGTGCAGCCGCAACCATTAAGACACAATCACTTACACCTGGACAAAACAGCGTTGTCCCTGGTGCAGCAGTTACAATCACTCCTTGGGCGACAGCCTCTTAATTTAAGGAGTTACCGTGGCGAGGTCCATGAATCAAGGACCAAAGAAGAAGACAGCACCTGTGTTGCCTCCTTCTGAGGAACTCTATGGGTTCATGGACCCCGCTACTTCTGTTTATGGCATCGGTTTAAATGACCGAGAAATGTCTGACTTTAGACAACTACTTGGAAAATACGACTCTGGAGAACTAAAGGGTAAAACAGTAAATCCTCTTCAGGGACTCCCAGTAGCAAGTGCAGGTTCTACTTATGACGCTATTGCTATTTATAACGATGAGTATGACTCAGAAGATTTAAGTGAAGACATCACTGCTGGCGAATATTACGAACCAACTGTTTATAAGAACCTTCCAGGATACGAAGAAGATTTTGCTGGACCTGCTCCGCTTTCTGTAGTCCCAACTTCAACTACAAATTATCAAAGACCTCGCACAGTTGCTGCTGGTTATGACAAGGCTAGACAAGTTTTGACCGTTGTTTTTAGAGACGGACTTTTTTATAATTACTATCAAGTTACCCCTACTGAATGGGGTGCATTTAAAGCCCGCACTTGTAAAGGCTGTTACATCCGTGAAGTTTTAGATGCCAAGCCTCGTGGTACTGCTGACATCGGAGCCTTTACCCCAATTGCTCGTGAAACTCTGTATCGAGTTGTTCGTACAACCCAGATTTACTTCCAGGGAAAGCAGTCTGCTATGGACGAGTCTCGTCTGTATAGAAATCAGCGTAATCCTCAAGCAAAGAAAACTCCTCAAACTAAAGCAAGCAAGCCCAACCGTTCTGCACTAAAGTCCAGTAAAGGTAATCGTAAGAGAAGCAGATAGGTATATGCCAAAGGTACATAGACTCGGACCAAACAGATTCGTACAACTAATCGACCAGCCCCTTAAGTGGGAGGGTAAGCGAAAAGTAAAGGGCTGGACACAAGAGATAGAGCCGCCTTACAGGTATGCCTCTCCGACTCTAATAACACTGTTCCGCAACAAAATTTTAGTAATTGGTATTTGGGAAGGTTCAAAAGACGAAGAAGACGCGTTAAACTTAGCCGTCTCTAGGAGGGACTTAACTTATGATGATTTTACGGAAGAAGCGGGATGGGAACCAGCCCCAGACCAAGATTCAGAAGCGTATCTCTAAACTACCTACAGCAGAACTACTCTCTTGGGTAGAGAATTCGCTATTTGTAATTGGCAAAGAGGTTACGACTTACATGCGTACCAGTGAAAAGCATTTGCTAAATGACGCAGAAATGGGTGCAGAAGTTTTGCACGAAATTATTAAAGAACTAAAACGTCGTTGAATTTGTTATTGTGTTTGTTATGATTCTCCTGTCTCCCTCTCTCTCAGACGCGGGGCTGCCCAACGTAAATCGTTGGGCATCTCTGTTTAGGAACAAATGACACCAGTAGATTTTGATGATGAACAATTCGAGGAAATCACTCCTGAGTTCTATGCGGATACAGAAGAAGAACCGTTAGTAGAAGAAGAGACTGAAGAACTTGATGAACTCTCTCAAGAGTTTGTTAACAAACTCATTGAAAAGATAATGCAATTTCTTGTTGTGTTAGTTGGTCATGACTTACACCCGTATCAAAAACCATTAGCAAAAAGAATGATTGAATCAGTTCTTATAAATGATGGTGAAGAAATAACTGCTCTTGCTTCTCGTCAGTCAGGTAAATCAGAAACTGTTGCAGACACTGTTGCAACTCTAATGATTCTGTTACCACGTCTTGCAAAGTTATACCCAGACCTTCTAGGTAAGTTTAAAGATGGACTATGGGTTGGATTGTTTGCACCTACAGAGTCTCAGGCAGAAACATTGTTTGGCAGAACTGTTACGCGACTAACTTCTCAACGTGCTCTTGAAGTTTTAGGTGACCCAGAAATTGACGACTCTGCTGCAAAAATTGGCGGAGTAACTCGAATGATTAAGTTAAAGAACTCTGGCTCTACTTTGACGATGATGACAGCAAACCCTCGTGCAAAGATTGAATCAAAGTCCTTCCATCTAATCGTTATCGATGAGTGTCAAGAAGCAGACGACTTTGTAGTGTCTAAATCCATCTCTCCTATGTTGGCTTATTACGCAGGAACTATGGTTAAAACAGGAACCCCCACTACAAGCAAAAACAACTTCTATAGAAGTATTCAACTTAATCGTCGTCGACAGACAACCAGGGGCAATAGGCAAAACCATTTCCAATGGGACTGGAAAGACGTTGCTAAATACAACGACAACTATCAAAAGTTTATTAAGAAAGAAATGCTTCGTATCGGTGAGGACTCAGATGAGTTCCAGATGTCATACAACTGCAAGTGGCTTTTAGAACGTGGAATGTTTGTAACTACTGGAATCATGGATGAACTTGGTGACACTTCTCAAGAAGTTGTAAAGATGTGGCATCAAACTCCTGTAGTTGTAGGCATTGACCCTGCTCGTAAAATGGACTCAACAGTAGTAACTGTTGTATGGGTTGATTGGGATAGACCAGATGAGTTTGGATATTTTGAACATCGAGTTCTTAATTGGTTAGAGATTCAAGGAGACGACTGGGAAGAGCAGTACTTCCAGATAGTTAACTTTTTGGCTAACTACGATGTACTTGCTATTGGTGTGGATGCCAACGGTGTTGGTGATGCTGTAGCCCAACGACTCAAGGTTCTGATACCTAGAGCAGAAGTTGCAGCCGTTACATCTAGCCAATCCGAACAATCAACTAGATGGAAGCATCTGCAAGCCTTAATTCAAAGACGCATGATTGGCTACCCTGCTCATGCAAAAACACGTCGTTTACGTAGTTGGAAGCGGTTTTATCAGCAGATGGTGGATGCAGAGGTTCACTTCAAGGGGCCAAACTTCATTGTCAAAGCACCAGACGAGTCGTATGCCCATGATGACTATGTGGACTCTCTGGCTATCGCTTGTTCCCTGACCAAAGACCTGGTTATGCCAGAAGTGGTCCTGACCAGCAGCCCGTTTTTTGGTAACAATTAAATACGAGTTTCACGTTACAAAACCTCTTCTATCCGTCAAACTCTTACCTGGAATAGGCCGTTCCAAGAAACAACTCTAGAGTTTAGGAGTCTTAAATGACACTAGCACCAAATCCACAGTTCCCTGAAAAGGGTCAGCATGTATACGAAGTAAAGGAGTGGGGTAATCCAGAACGCCGTGGACCACTTCGCTTCGAAGAAGGTATCGCAACTGATACTGACGTTCCAAACGATTTCCAGACTGGTATTGCAAATGGCTACGCTGCAGCACCTGGTCGTCCAAATCGTAATGCACCAGTTCACACAAAGACTGCTGCAGAAACAATGCAAGCACGTGCTCACGTAGGCTCTGCTGCATGGACAGAAGCACCAACATTCCTTAATGAGTTCTCTCATGGTTCATTCACTGACTATGCAGAGCAAAAGGTTGAAGTTGTTGCTCGTTCAGGAGGACGCACACAACGCGTTGCTCCAACAGTCGTAAACGACTAATTAGGTAGTAGAACTTTGGCCCCCCTAGCACTAGGCTAGGGGGCCTAAAGGCGTAGAGGATTTAAGGTGGCTGAGAAACCCGCTAACGAAAAACTTTGGCAAATGATTATTGCCCAGGCCAAGGCGAAGTTTTCCACGTACCCAAATCCTGCAGCAAGTCACTGGGTTCACACCAAATATGAGCAATCAGGTGGTAAGTTTATCAATACAAGTGACCCTGTTTATAAACAACAGAAGTTGCAAGAAAAGCAGTTTACTAATCAGGCCAAAGCACGAGGCATAGATTTAAAAAAGAAAAAGGGCGGTAAACGTGACAAGGACAAGAAGTAACAGATGAGTTTCATTGACTTCTCCCCTCCGTCTTACAGAGCGGCATCTTCTGATTTAACTATTTCTATTTCTCCACTTGGTTTAGTGGAGTTAGCAGATGAAGAGTTTGAAGTTCATGGTCCACGTTTAAATCGTTACTCACTTAACTGGGCAATGTACCTTGGTCATCACTGGGGCTATCGTCGTGAACAAGGCGAAATGCAAATTGCAGTTAATTACTATCGTGCATTTAATGACTATTTAGCAAGATTTACATTTGGTAAGGGCGTTCAATTCCGTAGCCCTAAATCAACGGAAGCAATCGTTCCCGACAGACTACAACGTGTTTGGGAAGTTGATAACGACAAAATGCGTGTGCTATTTGAAATGGCACAGAGCGGTGGAATCTCAGGCGACTGCTTTGTAAAGGTTGCATACGAAGAGCCTTGGCAAGATTCAGCAGGACGTTTACACCCAGGTCGTGTTCGCATCCTTCCTATGAACTCTGCTTTTTGTTTCCCAGAGTTTCACCCACACGACAGAACCCGTCTACTACGTTTTAAGCAAAAGTATCGTTTCTGGGGAACTTCTTTAGAAGGTACTCGTCAGGTATTTACTTACACTGAAATCCTTACAGATGACGTTATTGAAGAGTACATCAACGACGAATTAATTGACTCTCGTCCAAACCCACTAGGAACAATTCCAGTTGTTCACATCCCTAATATTCCAGTTGCAGGTTCTCCTTGGGGACTTAGCGACTGCCATGACATCATCACAATCAATCGTTCATACAACGAAATTTCAACAGATGTAGCAGACATCATTAACTATCACGCTGCTCCTGTAACAGTTATCGTTGGTGCTAAGGCTTCTAACCTTGAAAAAGGCCCAAAGAAAGTTTGGGGAGGTCTTCCAAAAGATAGCCAGGTGTTCAACCTTGAAGGTGGAGCATCTGGTATCGACGGTGCATTGAAGTACTTAGAACTTCTAAAGAGGTCTATGCACGAGATGATGAACATCCCAGAGACTGCTCTTGGACAAGTGCAGCCGATTTCAAATACTTCGGGTGTTGCTCTTTCTATTCAGTATCAGCCTTTGATGAATCGTTGGTCACAGAAGGTGGCTCAGTATGGTGCTGGCATTGAGCAGATTAATCAATTGATTATGTTGCATCTTGCTCTTAAAGAACCACAAGCCCTTATGTACAACCCAATGGAAGATGGGCCAATCAAAGAAGGTCAGTTAGACCGTTTAGACCCAAATGATTCTTTGACTTACATGAATTTTGTTCAGTTCCCACCACCACTTCCTCTAGACAAACTCATCGTGCTTAATGAGATTCAGACCAAACTTGGCATGGGCCTAGAGTCTAAAGAAGGTGCTTTACGTACTCTTGGAGAAGAGTTCCCAGAAGAGAAGTTGGCAGAGATTCGCTCAGAACTACGTGCGGATGCTATTTCTGATGGTGCGTTGCAACTCATTAAGGTTCAAATTCAAAAAGAAATCCAGGATATGACTGGCATGATGCCAGGGCCTGGAGGCGACAGTGCTGTTCCACTCCAACCAACACAGTTGGCTGATGGAGATGTTCTCGGTGACAAGGTAGAAGGACCCGCAACTCCTGAAAACCTACAAGACCCAGCCACTCAAGAGGCTGCGATGATTGAGTCACAGACCGAGGCTGCTTTGAGAGAGAAACTGGTAACCGAAGCCTACGGAACCAAGATTCCGCAGAGAAGGGCCGTTGACAGAGACAACAAGTAAATCAAATGAAAAAATTTGATTTAGGCAGACAACTACATGGTAACACTGTGTAATTATCTGCTAACAAGCGTGGCACGTGGAGAAATCCACACTCGGACAAAGACAAAGAAAAGAGTTTGTGAACACTATGGATAACCAAGAAATAGTTGCCGATTCAGTAGTACCTGAGGATGTTTCTCCAGTCATGGAAAGCATGTCTCAAAAAGTAGAGGAGTCTAACTTGAACTTCACGCAGGACGACATTGTTCGTGCTCGTGAACAAGAGAAGCAGAAACTCTACCCTCAACTTGAAAAGTTGAAAGATGAACTCGCTACCTTGAAGAAGGAGCGTGACGAAAGAGCAGCCGAGGAAGAGCGTCAACGCCAACTCGCTGAATCTGAGCAACAGAAGAAGTTAGAAGAAGAAATGGACATCCGTTCTCTTCTTACTAAGAAAGAGCAAGAGTTCCAGCAACAGTTGGAAGCAGAGCGTCTTGAAAGAGAACGTGCTTTTGCATTGTTGGAGCAGGAACGCACGTTCCAAGAACTAATGCAGTACCGTCAACAGAGACTTGAGCAGGAACGCGACAACATCATTCCTGAACTTATAGATTTGATTGAGGGTAATAACCGCGATGAAGTCGAGCAGAGCATCGCAAGTTTGAAAGACAAATCTGCTCGGATTCTCGACTCAGCAGCACAGGCTATGTCCAGTGCTCGCAGAGAAATGGCAGGAACACGCATTACCGCTCCTGCTTCAGGACCTCTCGACACCAACTCGGACTCAAAAACGTATACACCCGATTCAATTCGGGAAATGTCATTGGCAGACTATGCGAAGAACAGAGCCAAATTACTTGGCGACGCATCATCCAACCGTGGTCGGGGACTGTTCGGGTAAGTAATCCCCAACAATTAACCATTTAACAGGAAAGGACTGATTCCAAATGGCATCAGCAATTACTGGCACAAGTGAACTCGCAGGTGCACCTACCGCCTACTCAGGCAGTAACACCTCGCTTTCACAAGCCATTCAGACCATCTGGTCGAAAGAAATCCTGTTCCAGGCGATGCCAATTCTTCGCTTCGAACAGTTTGCAGTAAAGAAGACTGAACTCGGTGTTGCACCAGGTCTTCGCGTTAACTTCCTCCGCTACAAGAACTTTGGCGTAGACCCAACACCTCTAACTGAAGGTGTTCGTCTTACAACCAACGCTCTCACAGCAGACCAAATTGCAATTACAGTTGCAGAGCACGGCTACGCAGTAGCAGTTTCTGAACTACTTCTCAACGCTTCCTTCGATGACGTAATGGCATCTGCCTCACGTCTTCTTGGTCGCCACATGGCTCAGTACCTCGATGTACAGGCACGTAACACACTCGGTGCTGCAACTTCTGCAGTATTCGGTTACGACCGCTCAGGCATCACTGGTGGAGCCTTCACAAACTACGATGAAGGTACACCTGCTACAGGTCTTGCTGACATCACAATCAATGACAAGTTGACAACCGCAGCCGTTAAGGACGCAGCGTTGACTCTTGCATCAAAGAACATCCCACGGTTGGGTGAAACTTATGTTCAGTTCATCCATCCAAAGCAGTCACGTGACATCCGTTCGAACCCAGAGTTCATTGAAGTCACGAAGTACGCTGCTCCTGGTAACTTCATGCTTGGTGAAATCGGCCGTCTTTATGACGTTGTATTCATCGAGACAACTCAGGTCAAGAAGATTGCATCTGGCACTGCTGTTAACTACAGCAGCATCGTTGGTGCACCTGCTGACCAGACTGAAGTTCCTGTAAAGGCAAACACTGCTCCTGGTACTGGTGGAAACCCAGAAGCACCAGGTGCTACTGCTCCAGCAGGTACAACTGCAGTCGATGTCTACGAATCAATCATGATTGGTGACAACGCATTTGGTCACGCAATTTCCCTTCCAGTTGAACTACGCGATGGTGGCGTTCTTGACTTCGGTCGTGAGCATGCTCTTGCTTGGTACGCAATCTGGGGACTTGGCGTTATCACAGACCAGGCTATCTGCAAGGTCTACACTGCTTAATTAGTTTTAAGCACGGCTGGATGAGCCCCATACTCCTTCTTTGGGGCTCATCCGCCACAAAAAAAGAATCGTTAGGAGAACGAACATCGTGGCAAACAAACCAACAAGTCCGCTTGACGCAACAGGCAGAGCGGCAGAAACAGCAGCAAAGAAGAACGCGGAAGCACTTCGTAAGCGAGCAGATGAAATCTCTATCGCAGCAGAAGTAGAACGAGAAAGTCTGGAGCGGGACGTATTCGACCCGAAGAAACCAGACGCACCGATTGTTCTAGACGAAATTCAAGAAGTAGGCGTATCACTAGCGAACGACAAGGTAATCATCCGCACCATTACGGACATCGAAGAGATGACCTACGGTGTTGGAAATACCTACTCGTTCAAAGCAGGAGTCAAGTACTCCGTGCCTCGTGAACTTGCCGATTATCTTGAGGGTCTAGGTTATATCTGGCGACCAAACTAAATCGCCAACAATCGTACACCTCGCTCTGGTTTCCGCCCTCCTCCCAGAGTGAGGTGTACCTATTTGCGCTGACTAAACAACAAATGTCCGCGATGATTAACCTGAGGATTGAAAGCATGGAGGATATGTGACCACCGTACAGAATCTCACCGATTTAGTACGGTCTGAATTGGGTGACCTACCCAAATCTTTCGTCATGCAGTTTGTTGCAGACGGAACTACTAATAGGTTCACACTGCATTACTCACCTCTTGATGCTGCAGAATTATTTGTAAGTTTTGACGGAGTCGATGTATCTGACGACTGTTCCGTAGAAGAAACAACTGGTGTTCTAGTCACCGATAACATCCCAGCCGAAGGTGTAGAAATCACCGTTGCTGGTAATTACTTTAGGTATTTCACAACTGCAGAAGTTGAGCGTTTTGTAGAGACTGCTCTCCTGCAACATTCAAACAACCGCGTAGATTCTTTGGGACGTATTCAAAACATCTCAAACCTACCTGCTATAGAAGTTTATCCAGTAGCCCTTCTTGCCTCCACGTTGGCTCTCTACACACTTGCTACTGATGCTTCATTTGACATTAACGTCTTTGCTCCAGATGGCGTAACCATTCCGCGTTCAGAACGCTATCGCCAACTCATGGACATGATTCAGGCTCGTAAAGACCAGTACCGCGAACTCTGCATCTTGCTTGGTATTGGTATGTACCGTATCGAGGTATTTACATTCCGCAGAATTTCTAAGACTACAAATCATTATGTTCCGCTATACCGTCCACAGGAGGTCGACGATTACTCATATCCAGAACGCATCGAAGTCCCAAGACCAACCTATGGAGACCAACCATCAGAGCGTCCTTATGACTCTGTGGAACTCACCGCTTACCAAGACGTGGCTTTCACCTACTCCTTACCGTATACGGGCAATCTCACCAATAAAGGAGTTGTTGCAAATATTAGGTGGAAGGCTGGTGTAGACCAGTCCCACATGCCGTTTACAGTTTCGGTCACATCTACCTCATCTACAAGTCATACTATTACCTTAAGTTTGACGCAGGAACAAACGAGAAGGCTTGCACAAAGAATGTATTGGGATGTCCAGTTTGTATATGACTCAGATGGTCATAAAGAAACCTACAAGGCTGGAAAGTTTTTTACTGTTCGTGAGGTGACTACATAATGCCAATTAATCCGAACAGCCCTAAGTATCCAGAGATTGACCCATCGTTACTTCCTGGTGTTCCAGGTCAACGTGGTCCTACTGGTCCTCGTGGTGCAACAGGTCCTACTGGTGCAACAGGTCCTGCAGGTTCTGCATCTGCAACTGGTGCAACTGGTCCTGTAGGTGCAACAGGTGCAACAGGTCCTGCAGTAACAGGACCAACAGGTGCAACAGGTCCTCGTGGTTTACAAGGTATTCAAGGTGAAGAAGGCCCTACTGGTCCTCGTGGTCCTGTTGGTGAAACAGGTGCACTTGGTCCTACGGGTCCACAAGGTGATTTAGGTGCAACAGGCCCTACTGGTCCTGCTGGTGCAACAGGTGCAACTGGTCCTGCTGGTTTTATTGGTAGCGATGGTGCAACTGGTCCTACAGGACCTGTTGGTCCTACTGGTGCTACAGGCCCACAAGGTGCTGCTTCAAATGTAACGGGCCCTACTGGTTCACAAGGTGAACTTGGCCCAACTGGTGCAACAGGTCCTCAAGGTGTTGCAGGTCCAACTGGTCCTACTGGTGCTACAGGCCCTGCTTCAGATGTAACTGGACCTACTGGTCCAGCAGGTGTTCAAGGACCTACAGGTGCTACAGGCCCTGCTTCTAACGTAACTGGTCCTACAGGTGCACAAGGTCCAACTGGTCCTACAGGCCCTGCTGGTGCAGCAACTGTTATTAAAGGTGAGTACGCAGATTTTGCAACACTACAAACTGCACAACCAACAGGACAAATCGGTGACTCTTACCTTTTAGCAAACGGTGACTTATGTGTTTGGAATCCGTCGTTAAATGGTGGTGCAGGTGGTTGGCAAAATGTAGGTAATATTCAAGGTGTTACTGGTCCTCAAGGTATCCAAGGTCCAACAGGACCTACTGGTGCGGATTCTAATGTAACTGGTCCAACTGGTCCACAAGGTGTTCAAGGACCTACAGGACCAACTGGTGCAGACTCAACTGTTACAGGACCAACTGGTCCACAAGGACCTACAGGACCTACTGGTGCAGACAGCACTGTCACTGGTCCAACTGGTCCACAAGGACCTACAGGACCTACTGGTGCTAAAGGTGATGCTGGTACAAGCATTAACTTGCAAGGTGCAGTAAGCACTACAGGAGCGTTGCCTACTTTAAGTAACACCGAAGGTGATGCCTATGTAGTAACTGCAGACGGACACATTTGGATTTGGAATGGAACCGCTTGGGAAGATGCTGGTCAATTTACTGGTCCTACTGGTCCTACAGGGGCTATTGGAGCGACAGGTCCTACTGGTCCAGTCGGTCCTCGTGGTGGTACAACTTTCCTTGTTACTAACAATCCTGGTAACACAGCATATAACTTCGTAGGTATTGCTGGAGACAACCCAACACTAACTTTAGTGCGTGGTGAAATTTATTACTTTGATGTTAGCCAAGTTCCTGTTGGTGACCCGTTTGCTCTTCGTTTAACTGAAAACAACAGTGGCAGTGCTGTGCCTGGAACAACTAACAACGACCCAGCACTTGGTAAATACTCTGCTTCAACAAACACAGTTATCACTTACATTGTTCCATTTAATGCCCCAGCAAATATTGTTTATCAAAGCGTTGCTGATGCAGCACAAATCGGTGTCATTGCAATCTTTGATAAAAAGGGTGAAACAGGACCTACAGGTCCAACTGGACCCACTGGAGCCACTGGACCACAATCAAACGTAACTGGCCCTACAGGTCCTCAAGGACCAACAGGCCCAACAGGACCTGTCGGTAAATTTACTGCAACTGGTCCAACTGCTCCAGATGTTGCTACATCATCACCAGGTGACGGATGGTTTAACACTCAAAACGCAAAAACTTATGTATTCTTTCAAGGTGCATGGATAGAAGTTGCGTCAGGAAATGAAGGTCCTACTGGTCCGCAAGGCACAGTAGGCACTCTTGCAATATCAACTTCATGGTGGTTGGGAATATGATGAAAGGCGATAACTAATGCCAGGTTTTCTAGGCGGTAGCACCAGTAGTGGTGGCCTTAGTGGGGAAATTCGTTACCCTGCGGAGTTCATTGACCCAGTAACAAAAATCCGTGTCAGTGAACCGCAAAACCTCATTGACACAGACTTTGAATACGGTCTTCAGCCAACCAAATGGGAAACAGTTGAGTTAATTAACAACACCCCTTCCTTCTTCTCTGCTTCTGGTGATACAACTCTTCCAAACCTTTTAGATGTAATTACTACTGCTGGTTCTCGTGAGATTAAGGTAACGACATCGCTTCCTCACGGACTTGCTGTTGGTATTCCTTTGAACGTAACTGGAAGTAAGTCTCTTACTGCAGACGGTGCTTACATCATTAACTCAGTTCCAGACTCAACAACCTTTACTTATCTTTGCAAACAAAATCAGTTAACAACAGCATCAATTGTTGACCTTTACACTTCAATTATTACAGGTCAGTTCTTTCAGGGTTCTCAGATTAAAATTGCTGACTCTGAAGGTATTATTACAAATGCTCAAGGACAGTCTACACTTACAATTAAAACAGACTCTCCTCATGGGTTTGGCGTTAATACTCCTTTCTACTTCTTGAACCTAAACTCTACAATTTCACAAGAGTTTGATTCTTCAAACACTGGTTCAAAAACATTCGATGCTTCAAACACTGCAACTGCACAGTCTTTTGATGGCTCAAACACTCTTACTACTTACACAATTGACTTGGATAATGAAGCACAACTAAACGGAGTTGTTAGCAACATTGTTTCTACAAGCGTTGGTGACGATACAATCACTGTAACTCACTCAAGCGAAAACTTTGTTGGTCAGTTGATAGGAACCCCTCTCTACTATGTAGTGACCTCTTCTTCTGGTTATTTTGCTGGAACACCTCGTGGAATTGTGTACTTAAAAGAATTAGTAACTTCTTCATCATCTTCTTCCACATTCAAAGTAAGTGCAATTCCTGGCGGGTCAGTTATCGACATAGTTGCAACTATTACTGGAACAGTTCAGTTGGCAAACCAAGCAAAGACTTTTGCTGGAAACAACTTAGACACTCAAAAGCAAACATCAATTACGGTTGTTAATGACAATCCTTTCACATTTGATGGTGCTAATAACACAGGGTCTTTGTCTACGGTTAACTCTTTTTCTAATGGCTCTGCCATTATTCAGATTGTAAACGATGCAGGTTCCACTGTTTCAACAGGGCTAGTAGTTGGCTCTATGGTTAAGTACACCACCACAGGAACTGCTGCTGGAGGCTTAACAAACAACGCTACTTACTGGTGTACTTTCTCTAACGTAGTTGTTCAAGGTGTCCCTGGTCTTATTCAAATTAAACTTGCTGCAACTCCAGGTGGTGCTGACATCATCATTAGCAGCCAGGGTTCTGGAACGCATAAAGTACAACAAATCGGTGTTTCAACTGATAAAGAGTGGATTCATGTACCAAACCATAATTTTATTACTGGAGATATGGTCCGTTACGACTACCCAGTTGGAGGTCGTTTAACTACAACAGAAACAGTGCCAGTTAACTATTACTTCGTAGAGCAAGTTAATGGAAACAATATTCAAATTGGTCTTGTAAAGGGCGGTCTAAAAGACGGTTCTACAGAGGCTTCTGCTAATACTTCTGCAGCAGCAATTAAAACGCTTACTGGTACAAATACCAACGGGCTATATTGGATTAAAACCGACTCTTACTCAGCACCACAACAGGTTTATTGCATTATGGATTCTGCTGTTGCTGGTGGAGGTTGGATGCTTGCAATGAACATGATTGCAAACAGCAACACTGGATTCCCTTCAGGAACTCCTATTTGGGGCAACAGTCTTTATTCAACACGAGATGGTTCTTTCAACACTGGTCAAGGACTTACAGTTAACTCAAAAACGCATTTATGGGGTTATCACAATGTCAGTGACATTCTTTTTGTGCTTCACAACGTGTCTACAACATCCTGGCGTGGTTGGGGTCACTATCAATTAAATTCTGGAGTTAGAAACACCAACTCATTATGGCACTGGACAACTCAAGGCTCTACTAACAACACAATCGCTAACTCTCGTACTGCACAAAACGGTGACTCTGGTATTCCAAACTCTTCTTGCCGTTCACAATCTCGTGGTGGTGATGGATTCATTGACGCTCGTAACTCAGGCGACGGTCTTCACATGCGAGGCAACTACGGTGCTGGTCAGTGGTACTCATCAGACGGATACAACCGTTTCCACATTGGTACAACTGCAGGTTCTGGAAACTCTTCTTATCCACACACTTTCAACGGTATTGGTGGAGAACACCAAAACGGTGGTTGGAACAACGGATTTAAGATGGCTCCAATCTCTCCATACTGCGATACTCCAGGATATTACGGTGAAGGAAATGGTGCTGGTAATGGAAACAACTACACCAACCAGGGTCAAAATCAAATTTCAACAACATGCGGTCAGACAAACACCTCTTGTAACCGTGTAAACGCTTCTAACATTATTGATGTCGGCTACGGCATCTTTGTAAAGTAAAGGATGAGAAATGCCAATTGATATTACGGCTGCAGGTTCTACGGGCACTCACTCCTTCCGCAAAACAAACGTTAACTTAGACGAAAATTACTTTTACTATTCTTCTGCTCAAGGAGTTGCTGCACAACAATTTCCATCCATTATTAAAGACGAATCTCCTTGGATTGTTCGTAATGGAACTGGAACTATTGGCGGAATTACTTCAGGCAATCTTTACTATGCAAATCACATCGATAGTTCTTCATTTACTTTAAGTGCAACAACCCCAAATGGAACAGCAGTTGATTTAACTAGCGTTATTGCAGGTAGCACAACCTTTAACTTCCCATTTGTTTACAGCAATATCCTAAGTTTTGACACACCAATTCTTTACAGCAGTCAACAAGCAGTGAAGTACTACACCAATGGAACCCCATTAACGGGCCTTACTTCTGGCAACACCTATTATGCTCGTCAAAGTGCAACAGGTTTTGGCGGAGGTCAAATATATGCTTTTACAAACTTTACCTTTACCTCTGGCGGACAAACAGGCCAGTCAGGACCAACTCTTACACAGTTGCAAACAGCCTATGCAGGAACCGCTTGGGCAACAGGTGGCGTATATCTAAAGCAAGGTGCTTACCAGGGTTATCAGGACTGGACAGTTCCAGTTTCTGGTGTTTATGAATTTACTGTTGCTGGTGCACCAGGTCGTGCGTCTAACCAATCTTCAGGTGGTGGTGCTGCGATTGTTAAGGGACGCGTTCAACTAAACGCTGGTGAAATTATTACCATTGCTGTTGGACAACGCGGTGGTCCAAGCCTTGGAAATGGTGGTGCTCCTAACGGTAACTGGCCCGCCGCTTCTGGTGGAACCTTCGTAGTTCGCAAATCAACTAATACCCCTCTTTTTGTTGCGGGTGGAGGTGCATCTGCGTCATACACAGCAGGAACTCCAGCCAATGCAGCAATTACAACTAACGGTGGAAGTGCTGGCTCTATTACTGGCGGTACAGGAGGTAACGGTGCACAGAATGGAACTGTTGGTGGAGCGGGTGGTGGTTTCCTATCTCGTGGTGCTAACACTTCTTACGGTTTTGGTGGTGGCGGCTTTAACGACGGTCTAGTTGGTGGTGCTGCGTATACCGCTTCAAACGGTGCTGTCGGAGGCTTTGGTGGCGGTGCAGGTTCTGATGGAAATACCCAAGGAGGTCCTGGAGGTTCTGGAGGTTACTCTGGAGGTGCTGCTGGTCCTAACCAAGGAACATCTCCTGGTTCATTCGGTGGTTCTTACATTATCCCTTCTGCTACTCAGGTTGCTACATCCACAGGCCTTTACGATGGTGCAAACACCTTTAATGGTTCCCCAATTACAAACCTCAACACTTGGAAAACTGGTGGGGTAGAAGGCGATGTAGCCGTTACTTTGGTTGCTGCTTCTGGTTCTGGAATCACTCTTCACCCAACAGCAGCAGATGCAAACGCAAATACAAATGCAATCGCTATCGCTGCTGCAGGAACCGAATACCACACTCTTGTACCAATTACCTTGGACATTGAGAACAACACAATTAATACTACTGCTGCTCATGGTCTTGCAGAAAACGACGCTCTTACTTATACCTTTACAGGAACTGCCCCAACTCCTTTGGCAGCAAACACTGTTTACTATGTTCGTCGTATCAATGACTACACCTTTAAGTTAAGCACTACTCCTTCTCCTACTACAACAGAAGTAGACTTTATTCTTCCAGGAAGCACTTCACTTAGTCGATTTGGTAAGGTTGTTGTTAATACTGCAACCAACGTTATTACAATTCCATCACACGGTTTCTTGGCAAATCAGCCAATCAGATATTCAACTGGTGGAGGAACCGCAATTGCTCCTTTACAGAACAATGCTACTTACTATGTAAAAACAGTTATTGATAACAACAACATTCAACTTAGCCAGTCTTTGGGTGGTCCTGTAATTGACCTTTCCTCTGCTGGAACTGGTACAAATCACTCATTTATTTACGTTGTTGTAAACATTGATGAAGACTCTTTGTATATTCCAGGCCACGACTTAGTAACTGGTTCAAAGGTTGTCTATTCAAATGGCGGCGGAACATCTATCGGTGGCTTAACAAACGGTGCTACCTACTTCACCTTCAAGGTAGATAACAACATTATTAAGATAACAACCAACAAAGAAGGAACGAACGTTGTAAACCTTACTTCTTTGGGCACTGGTAACCACTCTTTGTCTCTAAATCAAGTTGACTTTGGAACAGACACAATCTCTATTCCATCACACGGATTCAGTCAAGGCGAACTTGTGCAATACGACTCAGTAGGTCAAACCGCTATAGGTGGTCTTACTTCTGGTAACCCTTACTACGTAATTCTTGTTGACGGAGATAACATCCGTCTTGCAAACACTTTGGAATTGGCAAACGCTGGTACGGCTGTAAACCTAACTACTGCTGGTGTGGGTCGTCACCGCATCTTGTCTTTGTCTAAGTCTCCAGATGGAACTTACACAATCGACACTGTTCCTTCTACAACTACATTTACCGTACCTGCAAATGGCTTCGTTCCATTTATTGTTAAAACATTTACACCAAGAGCAGTAGTAGACCTTCAAGCAAATAACGTTAAGATTCTTTCACACGGTTTCTTAACTGGAACTAAGGTTGCTTATAGCACTGGCGGTGGAACTGCAATCGGTGGATTAACCAACGCTACTGATTACTACGTAATTAACATCAGCAAGGACCACATCCAACTTGCAAGCAGTGCAGAAAATGCTGCTTCTGGTGTTCCTATTAGCCTAAGTTCATTTGGTGGCGGCGTAGACCACACTCTTACAACTTCACAAATTAACGGTTACGTAACTGGTTCTGGAACTGTATCGACTGCTTCAGGCTCTACTCTAGTAAACGGCGTTAACACATCATTTGCAAAGATTCTTAAGGTTGGCGACAGATTCCGTTTGTTCCCACCAAACATCACTGTAACGTCAACATTTAGCAGCGCAAATGTCTCTATTAACCCAACTAACCAGATAACACTAACTGGGCACGGATTCCAAACTGGCGATGCTGTGGTTTACACAGCAGGTGCTGGTTCTGTTGCTCCAACAGGTTTGACTTCTACTTACTTCTACTTTGTACGTAGAATTGACGGAAACACCGTTGCTCTCTTCAATACAGCCTCAGAAGCATCGTCAAACACAAACCGCGTTGTTATTACAACAGCAGGTTCAGGCACAACACATTCTTTGGTAAAGACAACCCCATCTTCACCAATTATCAGAACAATCACTGCTATTGGTTCTGATACTCAGATTACTGTAAATCGCCCATACACAGCGACTTACTCTTCGGTGTCTTACTCATATCAGACCTTCGTGTATGTACGTCCACAAGGATATTCTCTACATCGTCCGTTTGACGGTGGTGTAGAAATGTCTGTTGGTGTAGGCACTTCATACGCGTCAATTATTCGTCAAACACGTAAGTACTTCCGTTATCAGTCTGGTAAAGGTATTCAAACATCCTTTGGTATTAACTTTAAGCCAACAATTGATATTGAGTCTCTAGTACGTGTCAGCCCTACTACCTTCTCTTGCGTAACTCGTCGTCCTCACGGATTGATTAACGGTCTCTATATTGAGATTTCAGAGGCACGAACCTCTACAGGTGGTTTGAGCACTATTTATAACGGGCTATTCCAAGTAACCGTTATTGATTCTCTTACATTTACATGTATTGCATCTTCAACAATCCCAACTGGTGCTGAAGCCAAGGCATACGGATTCCCTCAGTTCAACGTAGACTCATGGCAAAACGGTGCAATTCGTGCGGGTATGTTCGATTCTCAGAACGGAATGTTCTTTGAATTTGATGGACAAAACATCTATGCAGTTCGTCGTTCTTCAACTCAACAAATTGCTGGAACAGCAGCAGCCCTACAAGGAACTGAATGGGTATTTGGTACTGGAACTACCTTTACAACTCAGTTAACTGCAGGTGATTATATTGTTATGCGTGGTCAGTCATATTTAGTATCAAGCGTTATCAGTGACAGCAGAATAACAATTAAACCTGAGTATAAGGGTTCATCTGGAATTGAGAAAGAATTTGACCCAGGTAACGGAACTACAGGAGTTGTTCGTCTTGCAGACGACCAGTTTGTAATCCAAAACCATGGATTTACCAACAACTTGCCAGTTATTTACGACGCTATTGATGGAACCCCTATCGGAGGTTTGATTAATGGTCGTACTTATTACGTCGATTTCATTGACAACAACAACTTTAAGTTGAAGGCAACTCCAGACTCAGTAGTGGATGTTGCTCTTTCATCTGTTGGTGCTGGCTCTCCTCATTCTTTCACTCCAGCAAAGAGCGGTATTATCATCACAAAGACAGTGGATGTTCGTACTCCACAAGCAAACTGGTCTATTGACCCTCTTGACGGAACTGGACCAACTGGATACGACCTTGATTTAAATAAGATTCAGATGGCTTACATGGATTACTCTTGGTACGGAGCAGGAAAGATTCGTTATGGATTTAAGACTGTTCAAGGCGAAGTTCAATACGTCCATGAGTATATTCACAACAACTTCCAGTTAGAGTCGTACTTCCGTTCAGGTAACTTGCCTACTCGTTATGAGGTAACAACTTACCAAAACCCAACGTATATCCCATTCTTGTTCCACTGGGGTACTTCAGTCATCATGGACGGTAAGTTTGATGATGATAAAGCATACTTGTTCTCTGCCTCAGGTCAGACACTTACCATTACAGGAACAACAGCCAAAAACTTTGGTTCAACAGCAATAAACCTTACAAATAATCAAATCAACATTCCAACACACGGATTTTCCACAGGAAACCCCGTTCAGTTTGTTGGTCTAACTGCTCAAGGTTTGACTGGACAAAACAATCAAAACCCAGCGATTGTTGCTCAAAATCCTGCATACAACTTTAATCGCTTACAGAACTCATCAACGCTGTATGTAAGAGCAGTAGATGCCAATAACATTACCCTGCATCCAACAGCAGCAGATGCAAACGCAACTGGTGGAACAAATGTAATTGACATTACCTCTCAAGGTAACGCTCAGTACACATACTACTTGTATCCTGTTGGCTCTCTAAACAATACCTCTGGTGCTAACTACCAGCCTTTGCTATCACTACGTCTATCTCCTTCGGTATCAAGCGGTTTAACTGGAAAACTCGGAGACCGCGATGTCATTAACCGCATGCAGTTGCGTATTAAAGAACTTGCTGTTCAGACCACACAGTTGGTAGACGTAAAGGTTCTTATCAACCCACGTCTAAATAACTTGAACTTCGTCTCTGTTCCAAGCCCTGCTTTGAGCCAAGTCATCGCTCACACAGGTAACGACACGGTATCTGGAGGTATCCAGGTGTATAACTTCCGTGCAGCAGGTCAAAACGGTACAGAACAATCAACTACGGTTGACATCTCAGACTTGTTTGAGTTGTCGAACTCGATTCTTGGTGGTGACTCTGTGTTCCCAGATGGACCAGACATTCTGACAATTGCAGTGTCTCGTCTAACTGGTAATACTACACTTACTTCCGCAAAGTTAACATGGACTGAAGCACAGGCATAGGAGGGACACTTCATGGCGATTCTTCGACTTGGAGTCGTGACTCCTTCTGCTAATAGTTCTGTGCAATTAACAAGCGTTTTAAACTCGCACCTTGCATCAGTTGTTGTTGCAAACACTTCTGCACAAGCAACCCCTGTTTGTAAAGTAGATATTTGGGTTCAACCTCAAAATGCCTCTTCTGTGGCAGAGTACGCATACATTGCTTCTAACCTAACTCTTGGTGTTGGACAATCCTTTGAGACATTTAGGTTTGCCCTTAATGCTGGAGATTCCGTTTACGTTAAATCCACTATTGCTGGAACTTCTTTCTCTGCTTATGGACTACTTCAGTCTGAAGATAGCGGACCTGGAGATTACCCAATTGTTTTTAGAAACAAGACAATCCGAGGAATCAACAACACCCTTTATTTGGACAAAGGCTCAACGGCTGCAAGAGAAGCAGGTGCTGAAATAGGCTACGTTAGATTTAATACAGACTTCGATGCCCTAGAGGTAAAAACCTCTACGGGGTGGAAAACGATAGCGTGGTTATAACATGCCAGTAACTAGACTTGGGATTGCTAATCCTCTAGCAAATGAACTTACAACTATAGTCTCTGTAAATAGAGGGTACGTTGCTTCAGTAATTGTTGCTAATAAAAACAACCAAACAGTTACTTCAAGCATATACATAGTGCCTGTTGGTGGCGTTTACACTGACTCGACTGCTGTTACTTTAATAAAAGACTTAGCCATAGGTGCGGGTCAGTCTTTTGAAACATTTAGATTTGCTTTAAACACTGGTGACTCTATCCAAGTTATTGGTTCTGCTGCTAACCTGTCTTATTCAGTTAATGCTGCTTATGAAGTAGATGGTCGCCAATACGTCACTTACTCATCAAATGCGCCTTCTCTTCCTCAAATTGGTGACATTTGGATAAAACCAGATAACTCAATTGAGTTTTGGAATGGGCTTCAATGGGTTGATTCAATAACCGTTGGACCAACTGGACCTTCTGGCCCAACTGGACCTCAAGGAGTAACTGGCCCAACTGGTACTCAAGGACCTGCTGGAACACCTGGAGGACCTACAGGACCAACTGGTCCAACAGGACCAACTGGTCCAACAGGACCAACTGGCCCAGAAGTAACTGGCCCAACGGGACCACAAGGTCCTATTGGACCTTCTGGAGGCCCTACAGGTCCAACTGGTCCAACTGGTGCACAAGGAGTCACTGGACCAACTGGTCCAATTTCTTTAGCACAACAAGCCTCTGCTCCTACTAATACAGAGTTGTTGTGGATTGACACAGATGAAACTGCTTATACCTCTGTTGCACAAGCATTTTTTAGAGGTTCTCAACATAACTCAACAACCTCTTTAGACATCCCAACTAGAACTGAGGTAAATGCAAGCACTGCAATTACAACTAACATTACCTATTTCTCGTTCTTTACCCCAACAGAACCGTTAACTGTTTCTAATATCTCTTTTTCTTCTGGAAGCACACCAGCATCTGGTGTCACACTTGTACGTTTTGGTCTTTATACTTTTGATGGTACAACCGCTACTTTAGTAGCAAGAACAAATAACGACTCATCTCGCTTTACAGTTGCAAATACAGTGTATACAGGTGCTTTAGATAGCACAGGAGGATTCCCAACCTCTTACAACTTAGTTGCTGGAAATAGATATGCTGTAGCAGTTGTAATAGTGGCTTCAACTACCCCACAACTTGCTGCTGTTTCGTTTGGTGCTGCTTCAACTGCAATTATGGCTCTATCTCCAAGAGTAGTTGGATTTGCTGGCTCAACCTCTGACCTTCCTGCAACACGAAACTCGTTTAGCGGAATTACTCATGCGTATTGGAGTAGGTTGACCTAATGGCTACATTAAAGTATTGGAATGGCTCTGCTTGGGTCAGTGCAACTGAAGGTGTACAAGGACCTGCAGGTGTTGCTGGACCTACTGGACCTACTGGTCCATCTGGTGGTCCTACAGGACCAACAGGTGCTACAGGACCACAAGGAGACCCAGGCGGACCTACTGGTCCAACTGGAGCAACAGGCCCTACAGGTCCAACTGGTCCAATTGGCTCTATAGGTGCTACAGGTGCAACAGGGCCAGAAGGTGTTACAGGCCCTACTGGACCTGCCTCAAACGTGACAGGACCGACAGGACCGACAGGACCTCAAGGTGCACAAGGGGCTGCTTCAAATGTGACTGGACCTACAGGACCTACAGGTTCAACTGGACCTACTGGACCTACTGGACCTCAAGGAGTTATTGGAGTTACAGGTAATCCTGGTGCTGCAACTGTAACTCATACAATTACAGTGCAGTCTGTAGTTGGTACTAACTATTACTTTGTTGATGGTGTTCAAAATCCACAGTTAAAGTTACTTCCAGGACTGACATACGTTTTTGATGTTTCTGACAACACTGTTGATAACCACCCATTCTATTTAACAACCATTCAAGACAATACAAACGGTGCATTAAGTTCTGCAAATGGGGCTATTTACAACATTGATGGCACTAACTACAACACCTATAACACATACGCTGCTGCATGGACTGCAGGTGCGACTGTTCGCCGTATAACCCTTACAGTTAAATATGACCTAGCATCCCCTATTTACTACTCATGCAATATCCATCCAAATATGGGGAACTCAGCAACTAAACTATAAACTAAACGGAGCACAACATGAAGATAGCGGTCTACAGCATCGCTTTAAACGAGCATCAATTTGTACGCAGATGGTACGAGTCAGCAAAAGAAGCAGACTTTTTGCTTATTGCTGATACAGGGTCAACTGATGGAACTGTTGAATTAGCCCGTGAATTAGGTATCCACGTAGTAGACGTTAGAGTAAAACCTTGGCGATTTGACGATGCCCGAAATGCTTCTTTAGCAGCGTTACCAGAAGACATAGATTATTGCATTGCTTTAGATGTTGATGAAGTTTTGGCTCCAGGATGGAGACAGCATTTAGAGCAAGTTTCTAAAGAAGTTACTCGCCCTCGTTATAAATACGTATGGTCTTGGAACGCAGATGGGTCTGAAGGCTTAGTGTATGGTGGAGATAAAATCCACTCTAGAAAAAATTATCGGTGGAAACACCCTGTTCATGAAGTACTAAACTCTTATTTAATAGACGAAGTACAGCATTGGATAGGGCTAGAAATTCATCATCATCCAGATAACTCAAAATCTCGTGGACAATATTTCCCAATGTTAGAGATGGCTGTTAAAGAGGACCCTGAAGATGACAGAAACTCCCATTACTTGGGACGCGAATACTTCTTTCACGGCATGTGTGACAAAGCAAAAGCAGAACTGCAACGCCATCTTGAATTGCCAAGAGCAAAGTGGAAACCAGAACGTGCTGCTTCTATGAGGTACATTGCTAAATGTTCTGAAGGAGAGGAACGTGAGGAATGGCTAAAGAAAGCAGCCCGTGAATATCCAGAAGGTAGGGAGCCTTGGGTAGACCTAGCAGATTATTATTATGAAAACGACATGTGGAAGGAGTGCTACTCATCTGTTCTTAGAGCATTAGATATTAAAGAGAAGCCACTTCAATACTTAAATGACCCTAAAGCCTGGAGCGAATTTCCATACGACTTAGCAGCAATTGCTGCTCATAACTTAGGTTACAAAGAGGAAGCACTGACGTTTGGTCAAGAAGCCCTTAATCTTAACCCTACAGACGAACGTCTAAAGAAGAACTTAGAGTTCTATAAGGAGTCTTGATGCGAGGCAGCAGGATGCAAGGCCGTTTTAACATGGACTTTGAACAGAAGCGAATGTATGAAGGCATAAAAGAAGATGTCCAGCATCCTGTGGGTGTAGATGTTGACTGGTTTAGATGGCAAGAATATTATCTTGACGAAAACGTTCCGACCATGGTTGACGACATATATGACGTGTCTAGTTCAACAAATGGGGAAGGCCGTCGTTGGATGCTTCCATTTAATATGCCTTGCGTTACCGCACAATTAGTTCGCGGTGGAAACGAAATGAACGAACGAGGCTTCTACGTAGTCGACACTTTACGCATTGTTCTAAACGTAGGGGATGTACAAAGGCTTGTACCTGAAATGTTGGTAAGCCCTCAGAAACACATTAAAGACCGTATCCTTTATAGAGGTAACGTCTTTAATCCAACTCGCGTTATGCCACGTGGTCATTTTGGCTATAACTGGGCAGTAGTCACTATCGACTGCACAGAGGTCAATAGCGATGAGTTGGTCAATGACCCACAATTTAAACAGTACGCACTATCAACAAAGGAAATTCAATGAACTCAGCACAGAAAGAAGCAGCCCTTTTAACTCTTACTACAGAGTTAGAAAAAGCAACTGATGAAAGACTGATTGAACGTTTAAATAATGCAATCGCAGAAGTAAATACGATTGAGATTGTAGAAGACGGCTCTACACCAGAAGCATAAACATGGCTGAAAAAAAGGACGTTAAAAAAGAAAAACCAGTCACTTTAGGTATTGGAGTGCCTGGTCGTAAGGCTAAGGTCACCCACAAGGTTTACAAAGATAAGAAGGGCGATGTCATGGTTGAGCACACAAACAGCAATCAGGGCAAGTACGACAAAATTAACCTCACTAAAAAGGGTGGGGCTAAGAATATTAAGCAAGGTGTCAAAGCGGTAAAACAATGGCACAAAGCAAATCCACACAGAAAGCAAGGTCGATAATGGCAGAAAAAGGACCTTGTTGGGAAGGGTATGTTCAAAAGGGCTGGAAGAACAAGAACGGCAAGAAAGTCCCTAACTGCGTTCCCGCAACAAAAAAATCACGCAAACCAAAAAAGGTTAAATAATGGCAGCCAAAAAGAAGCCAGTTAAAAAAGCATCAAAGTCAAAAGTAAACGAGGCAGGTAACTACACCAAGCCTGGTATGCGTAAGGCTTTATTTAACAAGATTAAAGCAGGTACAAAAGGTGGAGACCCAGGAGAATGGTCTGCACGTAAGGCTCAACTTCTTGCATCTGAATACAAGAAGAAGGGCGGAGGTTACAAAGACTAATGGCGGTAAAGAAGTCGCAGGAGTCCCTTAAAAAGTGGACTGAACAAAAATGGCGTACCTCCGATGGTAAGCCATCAAAAGGGAAGAAGCGTTACCTACCTGATTCAGCGTGGGACTCTTTGACTCCTGGGGAAAAGGCTGCGACCAATCGTGCCAAAGCCAAAGGTAACAAAGAAGGAAAGCAGTTCGTAAAACAACCAAAAACCATTGCCAAAAAAACGGCAAGACATCGATAGGAGAAAACCATGTGCGTTGCGTGTGGATGTAAAAAAGGCAAGTGCAAAACCAAGTCCTGCAAGTGCAAGTGCTGTAAGTAGGAGTCGCTATGTGTGCAACCTGTGGATGTATGCGTCCTAAAGACAAGCATGGGGAAAAGACCCTTGCTGCAGCAAACCTGAAGTATGCAAAAAAAGGCAAAGGCAAGAAAGCCAAGTCCTCTAAGTCAAAAGGTAAGAAGTAATGGCAAAGTCACCTTCATTTATGAAAGGCAAGTACACCAAGTCCAAGGACGAGAAAATGGATGCTCGCCTTACCAAAAAGGCTGGTCTTGATAAGGAACAGAAAGAAGAGTTTGAAAAGAAGGACAAAGCCCATGGTCTTAAAAAGAAGCCCAAGACCATCTCTGAAGACCGTAAGGTAGATACCAAAATCATCAAAGGTATTAAGTCCAAGGAGAAGCGTCATGAAGCCCGTGAGGGTAAGAAGGGCGAGAAAGCCGAAGAAAAGCGAGAGCGTAAAAAGAAGTAAGAGTTAAGCCCCCGTAACTGGGGGCTTTTCTTTATTCTTGTCATAACAAGAACTATGCGGGTTCTTGTTGCTGTACTTGCGAAGTTATTTGCCTGTTAGGGGATTTATGTCCATTCCATGGTATGAGCAGATTGCCAATATGCACTCTGCACATGAGCGTGACGAATTTGTCAAAGGCATGTTTAGTTCTAGACCTCACTCCCAACATTCTTTTTTAATTGGGTTAGTCGCGGGGTACGCAGGACAGCAGTTATTGTCGAAGGCACTAAAGAAGTCACGTAATGAATCAAAGTATCTTCGATAAGTATTCAGCCTCTCTGATTCAAGCAGGTAGAGAGACTGCGGTCTTTATGACAGCCCAGTTAAGGGCTCAGTGCAAATCCAGTGGGTGGGATGCTGCTACCGCAAATCAACTAAAAGTCGGGTTTGACGACGATGGTTTTAAACTTGTCATTCCAGAGAGATTAAAAGATGAAGTGTTCGCCCTTGAATATGGCACTACCTCTACTCAACCAACAGCAGCACTTCGCAAGTTTAATAACCGTCTAGAAGGCGTTGCCTCCTACATGATGACTCGTGCTAAAAAACTAGCAGGTGGCTTATGACCCTAGGCCCATTGTTTTTAACCGAAGACAAAGCCCTTCGTGATTTGCTAAAGGGGATGGTTGTTACTGACCAAAAAGGCAACTCAGAAGCATCTACTCGTCCTGTAGGTGTTTGGTTCGGCATGCCTGACCAAGAACTACGTGAGCAGAACTATCCATACATCACCATTGACATGATTGATGTTAATGAAGACCGTGCTCGTTCACATCGTGGATTTGCAGACCAAGACTATTTAATTCCAGACAACCTGCCTACAAATAAAGGCGGGGTGATTGACTACCCAATTCCTATAAACATT